AGCGGGTCATTGAAGAACTCTGTGATACCCTCACAGAATCCGTCAATAACAGCCTGTCCAACCGTTTTGAAGCCCTCTTTGAGAGTGCTTGCTACATCGTCCCAACTAAGGGTCTCGCCAGTAGCGAACTCCCGTGCGCCCTCTGCGATAAGAGCGATACCGAGAGGAATACCAGCACCGCTCAGACAGAGAATCAAGCCAAGTGCCATCAGCCCGATAGTACCAGCGACACTCGCAATCTTCTCCAACACGCCCTTGATTTTGTCTACGATGGTGTCCCAATTCAAAGCCACACCAGCTACGAGCGAGGTTGCACCAGCGGCGATAAGAGCGATACCGAGAGGAAGGGCTACACCCGTCAAGGCCAGAACCAAGCCGAGTGCCAGCAGAGCCGCACCAGCGGCGATACCGATTTCCTTGAGGACTTCTTTCACCTTCTCGGTGACAGCACTCCAATTCAAGGAAGCCGTTGCGATAATGCCAACTGCGCCAGCCGCCATCATTGCAATACCGAGAGGAAGGTTCGCACCAGAGAAAGCGAGGACTGCACCGATACCGATAAGCGCACCGCTCACGATAGCGGTCAGAGTAGAGATAGCTGTCTTGAGGTCTCCCGTGAGAGAGTTCCAGTTCAGAGCAATCGCCGCAATGATGGAGATTGCGCCAGCGGCAATCATAGCGATACCGAGCGGCACATTGACACCCGTGAGAGCGAGAAGTGCGCCCATTGCCAGCAACGCTCCACCAACGATAGCTTCCAGAGTACCCAAAGCCTTTTTCAGCTCCGGGGAGAGGAAGTCCCAATTTAGAGCGGCGGCAGTCACGAGACCGATTGCACCAGCCGCCATCAGAGCAATACCGAGAGGAACGTCCACGCCAGTAAAGGCGAACAGTGCGCCCATTGCCAACAGTGCGCCGCTCACGATAGCAGTCAGGATAGACAGCACGTTCTTGAGGTCTCCTTCAAGGAACTTCCAGTTAATCGTTGCGGCGGTTGCCAGAGCCAAAGCACCAGCCACCATAAGAGCCGCACCGAGGGGGACGTTCACCCCGGAGAACACGAGAAATGCGCCGATTGCCAGCAAGAACCCACCCAACATTGCCGTTATAAGCGTAAGTGTCCTTGCCAACTGGTCTGTCATGTACCCCCAATTCTCCGTTATCGCCGCAACCAGCCCCACAGCACCCGTAGCCATGAGAGCAAGGCCAACCGGGATATTCGCACCAGTCACGACCAGAATCGTGCCGATTGCCAGAGAGAAGCCGCTGATAATAGCTTCAATCTCACTCAGAGCGTCAGTGATGGTACTCACAATGCTATCGACTCTCGACTCCACGAGGTCTCCAAGGAAGTCATACTCCGGGAGGTCGAAGCCAAGGCTCGAACCATCGGAGGAAGAATCGCTATCGCTGGAAGAATCCTGATTGGACAGGACGTTGAGTTCATCAATGCCGAGGAGACTGTTTTTCAGCTTCTTCGCCGCATCGGTAGCGTCATTCGCATTGTCGGTCATATCGCTTAATGCGTCAGAGCCAGAGGTCAGCGAGGAGTAGTCAATCTCCGGGAGAGAGAACCCAACCAGATTTGCGATAGAGTTTGCGATAATGCGAAGTACCTTCGCCAGAGCGATAGCATAGGGAAGAACCGCATTTAAGGCAGGAATGAAGATGTTACCCAACGCTCTTGCACACTGTTCAACCTGTGCCTTGAGGACACGGAGCTGGTTTGCAGGAGCGTTCAGAGTACGAGCCATATCGCCCTGTGCGTCTGTGACCTGTGTCATAATCGCATAGTAGCGAAGCTCGGATTTCTCAGCCTGTGTCATAGAGGACACAGACTTGGTAATGCCGAGGTTTAGAGCTTCCTGTTGCAGACGTGCCACAGACAGGTCATAGCCAAGCCTACGAAGCGGCTCAAGCTCTCCTGCGATACCAGACTGCAACTTCTGGAACGCATCGTCCACGGTAATGTTGTAGAAGGACGAAATATCATAACCGAGCTGAGTGAGGTTCTTGCTCATTGTCAAAGCCCGGTCATTGGCTACACCAAAACCCTTGATGATGGTGTTAAACACGCCTTGGTTTCTCAACCAGTCAGCGGGGTCAATTCCCATGAGTTCGGAAACTGTCTCAGCGAACTCCTGCGCCGATTCTGCACCATCTCCCAAAGCAACCGTGAACAGGTTCAAGTCCTCGACATACTCATTGGATTTCGTTATCCACGAGCTTACAACATTCACCGCTGTTTTCAGCGTGTTCATTGCCATGCGGCACTTCGCCCAAAAGTTCACATAGCTCTTTGCGGCCTTTTGATTGGCTTGGGTGAGACTGTTTGTGGTCGTAACCACCTGTTTGATGTGTGTCGGGAGGGAAGTAAACGCTGTCGAGATGGTATTGAGCTGACTTGCCAGCGGAGACAGGGCGTTGGACAACTGTTGCACCTGACTGGTGAAGGTTGTCCAATCCACACCGTTGAGCGTATTTGCCAACTCAGGGATTTTCTTCAACTGCGTAACTGCGGACTTCAACCCCGTTGCGTCAATGCCGCCGATGGAACTCAGAGCGTTGGAGACCTGAGTTACCCCGGAGAAGTCCACCCCATTGAGCTGTGTCACAGAAGACCCGATGTTCTTGAGCTGATTTCCGATAGAGGAGGAGATTTTCAGCGTACCAAGCCCCTTCAACTTCTCCAAGCTGTTCGCAAGACTGGTAATTTTATCAGCGGAAGCTGAATCCATCGAATTAAGGGCGGTACTGAGATTGCGAATCTGATTAGCTACACTCGTCAATCCCATACCGCCCTTAGTTGCGCTTTTGAGCTTTTCCAGAGAAGTAGAAAGAGCGGTAATACCATCTACGGCAGAACTGCCATTCTGCTTTACTTCCAGCTCAAGGGACTCAATCGTAGTGGACAACTCGCTCACTTCCTTTTCTCAAAATTCTTGTTGTTCGACACCATGAGAGCTTCCATGTAACGGAGACCCTTTTGTGTCTGCTCCTTCTCCTTCTTGAGTTTCACGTCCTCAACATTCTTCTTGGTGATGGGGTACGGCTCCTCAACATAAGGTTTAGGTTTCGTTCCCTTTTTGGCGAAAGCGTGAAGAACGGGTGTCAGGCGAGAGATTGCGTCATAGATATACATTCCTTGCAACCATGCTTCCTGATTGACCCTCTCCTTGCGAAGTGCTTCGGCTTCCCGGTAACACTTCACGAGAGTACAATCCCCGTCCCAATACTGTTCCTCCGTCATGCCTATTGATAAGTAATAGGGGAACTTCTGCATGAAAAGCTCCGTAAAACGAAGACGAGGGGTAGGGGCTTCACCCCCGCCCCTCTCGTCTACGGATTTGTCGGACTCCGAGCCACTTACCAGCTCGTAGTCCAGCTCACGTTTCCCTCGGAATCTTCGGGTTCCTCGACCAGAGCAACAATCGGCTCGTTGTACATCTCTGCCAGCTTGCCAATCAGCTCCTCCTTGTTCTTCATCTTCGCAAAGATAGCGTCAATGACCTCCTGCTTCACGAAGCGGTGATGTGCGAGGAACGCACCAGCGAACAGAGCGGGGAGCGTGGACATGGGCTTGGCTTCCACCTCGGAAGCGATAAAGCCCTTGCGCTCCATCTCGGTCACAGTGCGGCGGGTGTACTCAAGGGTGTACTCCTTACCCTCGTAGTCAAACTTGAGCTGTTTAGCCATGTCTTATTTCCTCCTTATCAGGTGTCCTCGTCCATAGTGATGGGCGTGGAAGGGGCGATAGTGATGGTCATGTCAACGACCTCATTCGTGCCGCCGCCAACAGGGAACACGGAAAGCTGACCAGAGAACTTGAACTTACCGTCAGAGCCAGTGGGGGTAACGGTATCGCCGCTCTCAGTGCCGCCGAACCACACGGCGTACTCCTTCTCCGTACCTTCCAGAGCTTTCAGCTTCTTGTACTCAGCCAGCGTGTAGTTGGACGTGAACTCAAGAGCGTCATTGCTCTGGATACCGGGAATGAAGGTCTGCATTTTGTCGGACAGGGTGGTGGTCTCCAACATCTCAGGAGTGCCGCCGAGGTCGGGAAACTCCTTAATGTCAATGACCTTTTCCCAAGCAGACTCGTTCTTCTGCATAAGGAAAGTTTTGTAGGTAGAAATAGCCATTTCTCTTTACCTCCTATAAATGATGTGGTTTTTGTCTATCACAGCCCGGTATCGCCCAAGCATACGATAGATAGTAGCGTCTTCTTGGTCTGGAACAGGCTCAAGCATTGTGCGGGTGAAGTTCATCCTCGAAAGAATTTCATCAATGAAGGACGCTATCTCTTTGCACTCTGCTTTCTTGCCCTTGGTCTTGTTGGAGTAGACGTTAA